ATGTTGTAGTACCATCTATTAGGTAATAATATATACCGGCATTATGCGCGTGACTTCCTGTCGACAATCCTTTAACAATATTATTGCATATAGTAATATCACCAGATGGATTACCTAAGACTTGTACGCCGCGACTATAACTATCCCCAGAATTAGATATTTGCAACCCGTCAATTGTCACCCACGCTACGCCATCGATATTGATTGCACCATACATGCCGTCAAATTCTAATCGATAACAACCGCCTGTAGTTTTCCAAACACCAGAATGACGATAGCCTGATTCTGCTCGAATTGTTAGGTCATATGCCTCTGAGGTAGTCCAACCGTCAACCGTTACCGCTGTTTCATCAGCCGTATTCGCCGTCCCCCGACATTCAAAAGTCATGGTTTCGGTGGCTGTTACAAGATCCCCATTCGCAGCTTCTTCGGCTACATTTCCCGCATTCAACGAAGCATAAGCGTTAGCCTCCAGTACACCATCACCAGTACCTGTTGCAATATTTGCGTCAACATATCTTGTTATTGCCATTTATGCTCTCGCTAACAATTCACTTGCCTCGGTTTTCGTTATAAAGGTGTTCGTCAAATCGTCAATCTTTTCCACCTTATGAACGTCTGTTGCTGTTGGTTGTTCCACCTTAGATAGTGTTGCTAATTTCGCGTCAAGTGTTGAGGTATCCACTCTGTATTTGAAACGTCGAACGGTTTCGTACTGAGGCTCCCCCTCTATGCTTACGCCGGTGAGTTTTTCCAGTTTATCCACATAATGAATTGCATCAACTTTCTTAACTCCCGGCAGCCTGAGGATCTTAAACTTGCCTTTCCCTGTTTGAGAATCCGCCCAATGGTTGTCCTCCTGGACTTCTATAACGTCACCCTTTTGGCTGCGACGATCATACTTAGCTTGGAATCCAGGACTTGCCTTTTCTCTGTCCGCAACTTCCTGAGTGGTCAATTTATCCATCCAATGGTCAAGATTTAGTATTAGCAGATCTGCCATTTAATTCAAGCCCCTTATTTATCAAGTGGACAAGTCTTGCCCTGCTTAACGCACCACTCCCTATATTCGTCATGCGTCAACGCTAATTGCTTCCCCGTTTCTAAACATGTGACAGCAATAGTCCCGTCAGCGTTGGAAGTATAGCCTCGGCCTTTAACTTTCGGTTTCAGCTTAAATCCTATACCCATCTTACGTTCCGTCCGGTAGGGCTATGGTAAGCGTAGATATGGTGACGGTTTGAGATGTAGTAACAGCAGCATTATCTAAAACAATATCTTCAGTGCCTGCCCCTGCGTCGCCGGTTATAATGTTAGCATCGTTCCCATCCTCTATTCTGTAACCTGCAACAGTTCCATTAGCTCCTGGAGACTCAGCTAAAGCCGCAGACTTTGCTGCTATGGCTTCATCAGTGACAAAACCAGCAGCAGCAAAAGCAGTAGCTCCCAAATCATAATCTATAAGATCAGTCCCTCCGCCTCCGTCTGTATCCGTTAAAACCAACGCCCCATTACCTCCTACGTCAATACCGTCCAGAATCACATCCAGAGCTCCCTCTAAAAGTGTCTGTGCTGTCGCCGTGTTTGCTATCCGTGACATAATAAAACCTCCTAAGTAAAAATTATTTCTTGTATAAAGCGACTACATCTATATATAAATCATGGGCAGCATTTCCACCCATTGTATGATAAAACCTTACCTTAACTTTTCCCACATCTCCCCCTGTGCCTATATAAGCAGAATCGTCAGGGACAAGGAAGCTGTGATTACAAATAATATATCCATCTGCTGTTGTGGTGTCAGCGACAGAAGCACCCAAACAATCAAACGTATCCCATGCGTCAGTCCAATCGTAAAGCTGAACGGCAACAGCATGTGTGTTTGTGTTAGCCACATACGCAGCCGTAATGTTTACCCAACCAAAAGCAGTCACGTCCACAAAATCAACATCGAGATCCATGCCAGGGGTTGCGGAAACTTCAGCAAGACTAAAGAAGTCCCCATCGTGAGCTGTTTGTAAATCGGCAACGACAGAGTCTCCGACATTACCAGCGGCAGCAGTTGCACTATCAGCCGTGATCTTTGTCCAGTCTATTGCGGGATTGCTGTAGTTTTTAAGTACTATGTTTTTCATTTACGTCACCGCAAAGTCTGTAAGCAAGTTGTCTGTATGGTTAAAGGTAAACGTCTTCGTCCCGCCGTCACCGCCAACTCTTACGAGTCCACTCAAAACTCCATCTGTATAACTGAAGGTAAAAACCTCCGTCTCCTCTTCTCCGTCTCTATCATAGACAAGCGTGAGCGTGTTTATTGTGTCGTCCGAGTTACGTGTAATCGTTCCTGAACTTGCGCCATTCAACGCACTCAACCGAGCATAAGATTTATCTATCTGCCTGAAGGCCCGCCTTATTTCAACTGCGCTTTGGGGATTCGGAACTCTTAAGGTCACAACAACCTCTGCTTCCCGGCAAGCTGGATGATCGCCGTCATGCGCTCAACCGCCCACTGCTTTCCTCCGCCAGTTAATTTAAGCGTGAAGGCCATGCCACGGCCACCAGGTCTTTGAGAATAGTTCGAGCCTTTTGTCCAAGTTCCAGAATCAATAGCTGTGCCACTAACCGCACCTTCGTAAGTATCGCCCGGAGTTATTTCCCATGTAACATCGTTGCTTTTATCATCCAAAACACTCATGATCTCAACGAGCTTACCTTCAAAGACATCGTTGCCCAAAGGCAGAGGACCAAGCACTACATAAGAGTCAAACGCCGTTCCTTCGTCTTCGCTGAGAAAGCTATTGAATTTTCTAAGGTAGCCATCCCTGCCGCCGAGGATCACGCCAGAGCTGTTTGTTATTGATGATGTGTGACGACAAATAGCTGTGGGCTCATGGTCCCCCGCTGTTGCTCCTCCAGGGAGCGTTATTGGCCAAAAGGTTTTTCTTTCCCAATCCATCCACCAGTGAACGGCATCGTTTGGAGTCTTGGGAACGATGTAGATATGAACCCCTCTGTCGCGGACATCGTATTCCATCATCACATCAGATGTTAAAGCGTTGGTACTGAGAAGTTCCTGAGGTAACATTTGTCTTGAAATAGATACAGGATAAGAAGTACCACCAGGGGCAAGAATATATATCCCATCGTGGCTTAAGAATATCAGTTCCCCCGAAGGCCCAATAGTCCAAGCCTGCGAACCAACAATCCCGATGGTCAAACTCAAGTTATCAAGGCTGCCACCCGCTGCCGGATCACCTCGCATTATCCAGAGAGAGTTCTCGCAGCCCATAATCAAATGGTCATCGCTGTGGGAGACAAGAGCCCTGATTGCCTCACCAGGAACCCCGGCCTCAGAAGACGTGCCTGCAACAGCCGCCTGTGCGTCGTCCTCTGCATAATCCCAATCGGTGGGATCATCTTGCCTTGCCATGTACCAAACGTGAGGAGCACTCGCCTCGCCTGCTAAGACCAGACGGTTTCTAAAGCGGGCAATACAAGGACAGCCCTTTGGGACAGTTCCCGCGCTTGCTGTTATATTCGTGAGCGTTCCAAGCAACGGATCGTATATTTTCGGAACGCGTGTATCGTCTAAATCATAGTCGCCGATATAAAGCTTCTGTCCAATCTGAACTCCCGCAAGCGACACATCGGATCTCACATCCAGACCCGATGCTGGAGTGACAACAGTCATTGAGTTGTCAAAACCTTCATTATAAATGTCTCCACCAGCAGAGGCAACGAGAAAAGTATTGCTGGGCAAAGCGACTGTTTCGGGTACATATTGAATTTCAAAGATATCTGCTAAACATGCGCCTGCTCTTTGAGTACATTCCATTCCAAAACCGAACCGCTTACCTGTTGCAGCAGAGATAGCTGTCGTGTCGAGCACCACCGTTCCATTCCACAAGCATCTAATATTGTCAGAGGCAATCTCTAAAATAAACCAACCGGCCTCGGCAGTAGCATCTGTGCCTGCTGTAAAGGCATGAACCGTGTCAACGCTTGTGGCTGCAACAGTCACGCTACCGGTGTAAGCTCCCGTGCCATCTTCCATGACAAGCTCTGCGGTAATGCCATCAACTTCAACGTTTGGTGTTGTGTCGTCCATACGGGCAAATATCTTGAACTTGCCGTGGTAAGCTCCTTCGTATTGAGCAACATACATTGCAATACGGTAAGTCTCTGCCTCGTCAAACGCCAATGCGCTTCTTACAGCAACACCGCTGGTACCCGAATAGACGATGCTTGATTCGAGAGAGGTTAGAATAGCAGGAAGGTGAACATCCCACGCCGCTGCTGCCCATGCAGCTGAGAGAGAGTAGCTATCGAACTTATCATTCCAAGTCTCAAGAGAAGCAGTAGTAGATAGAATACTCATGGCCTCCAACATGCGGACCGGCCCTGAACCAAGTTGGTCGAAGCTGGAGATCCCCAGACCTGGCCGGGAACCTCCTCGCTCTCTACCTTCTAAGGTAGCGAAGGGTCTTACATTTAATGCGTCTGTTGTTGTAAATGGAGACTGCTGCCTGTAAGCCCCTCGCTTATCAAGTCCACCTAACGGGAATTGGATATTTATAGCCCGCTTATTCGCCATTTTAGTCAACTACCGCGTTGAAATCACAAGAGTTTTTCGTTGTGCTTTCGTTGCAATACATAGTCACTTTTGAGCCTCCAGTTGTGTCTATAAAGATACATCCAATGGCATACCCAGCCGTTCCATTGGTTGGAACCGTAGCTCCAGCATCCCAATGCTTAAGACCATCATCAAAGTGACTTCTTGTGAATCCTAACAGTTTGCACACTCTACCGAGCATAGTATACCTTCTTTCTTTCTCTAATCGACCGGCGCCTCACATCGGCAACCGGCGGCTGGGACTATCCCACACCGCGCCGATTAGAAACCTAAAGCTCTGCCAATCATGTTCGGCAGTTTATTATAATTGTTTCCGCTTCCCCGTTGCGCTCTCGCAGCAGGAATGCCTTTCTTTATATATTCAGGTAGCGAAGGATAAGTTGTAGAACTCAAAGGCGATGGTTCTGTGCGTGGCTTATCTTTAAGCCTTTGCTTTACCTTCATCTCTTCTTCGTATTCGCTCCTGAACTTTGCCTTCATCTCTGCCTTCTTTTGCTTCTCTACCGTGTCGTCTGCTTTTTTAGATAATTGTTTCGTGAGTGAGCGTATGAGGGAATCTTTTGAAGTGGGACGAAAGGATGTATCTTGGCTCGAATTTCTTTTGACCATTTGGTCTTCTATAACTTCGGGAGGCATATGATATGTATCGTTTACGAATCCCGCTTTCCCGGTTCCTCTCACACGCTGATTAATAACTCTGTCTTTTTCTTCCACATAAGGAAATGACATGCCCTCCTCATATGTAGAAGAGCGATAGGGATCTTCGTCGCCTTGTGCATACTCCCGCTTGTAATCATAAGGAGGAAGCCCCTTGCTGTTCTGCGCTTTGTCCATCAAGTAGCTTTGCATGTCATCGTCTAAGTTGTCGAACTCTTTTCTCTTAATTGTTTTAGGCGGCTTCTTATCCCAAGACTGGAACTTTACATTCAACCCAGGGATTTTGCTTATGTCCTCAGGTGAGAAGTGTTGCAGTAGAAGACCTGCTAAGGTTTCCATCTGCGACGACTCCTGTGCGGCCTCAGGCTCTATTGGCGTGGGCCTTGGCCCTTGTGCCTGCATAGCCATGTCTGTAGGGTTTAATGGTACTGGTCCAGGCATTATTTTTTAACCTTCTTTGTAACCTCTAAGATCTCTGTTTGACGTTTCAATGCGCTCTTCTTTTGTAGCAATTTCAATCCTGCGGCTGTGACAAGTGTAAGAAACCCGCCGACTAACCCAGCCGCACCTGGCCCGGCTCCGGGGAAAAAAGAGTTTGCTACCGGTGCAGTTATAGCTCCCGTCACGCCACCTACGGCATTAGCGATGTCTTCTATTTGCCCGTCAGAAATAGGGATCATGCCGCAGCCACAGAGAACCAATAAACTTGCTATACAAATGTATTTCATCTTCATTCTGGTCCTCCATTCTTTGCCGTTTTTACCAACCACTTAACATCATTTTTTATCTCCGCCATGTCTATTTGAACGGCGTCTAATTTTGAGTTCGTTTCGCTCTCTTCTCTAATCCTTAGGGTGTGACATTCATAGTGTGCTTTCTCTAACTCTCTGGTCTTCATATGTATCCTCACAAAATAACCCGTCAAAAAGATAAGCCATGGTATAGTCGCAATCAAGATTGTAATTATTTCCAAGTGTTGCATTTGTTTTCATTTCTTAATTATGGATAAAGAGTGGCACCACCGACCGAGAGCGAATAGCTGTGAGCCGACCGAGCGTCAGAAGTCCCATCGTATTCACCCTTACATCCCACCTGCCCAAAGAATTTTGTTCCCTCTCGTTTATCGCGCTGAACCGAAGCTATTAAGTTTCTAACGAAGTTGTCCCAATGAACTCCTCTGGTATCTTCGCGTAGAGCTTCAGCAGCAGCCAAACAGCTTAAGAGAACAAGTTGCCCGTGAATCATTCCTCCGAGCGGATAGGGCAGCGCCAGGGTTAATTTATCAACGAAAGCATCGTAACGATAAGACAACACATAAGCATCGTCGGGATCTGGATACCACATAACTTCTCGTTTTTGTCCAGCATAACCCGTACCCGCCTTGATTCTTACAGCAGCAACTCTCGGCCTTCCGCCTTCATCAAACCTCTGTCGCAGCTCTCTGATTTTAGCTTCCCCGACATCGGCAATAATAGTTGGCACCTGAGCATTGGCAGCAAAGGTAAAGCCTTGAATTAAACGTCCGAAGTCATCGGGTAAGTCCTGGTCCTCATCATCTGATACAGTAGTAATGGTGGTAACAGGTTTCAGGAAAGACCATTCATACCCGGGCTGAACCCCCTCTGTTGCAGGAGGATAAAGAAATTGCCTGTAACCCGCTTGAACCAGTCGTTCTATTTGAGCCTCTTGGTTTGTTGTCCAATTCGTTGAGGAATACCCGTAGTTTAAGAACTCACCGACTTGGCCCTTAAAGTCCGTAAAGCTCAAAGACAAAGTAGAGTCAGCCATCTTATTTACCTCTTTAAAGATGAGCCCTTGCGCGAGAGACACCCCTCACGCAAGAGATCAAAAAACCTAAGCTTCAACGGCAACTACCACATGAGTAGCACGCCAAGCTGAGTGCCACCATTCAAGTATCGCAGCATCGAGCGCTGCGGAAAACGTGATAGTAGCCAGAGCGGTTCCAGCCATTACTATGCCACTTGTAACGGTAACTTCAAATGAGTTTGTGGTTAAAGCGCCAGAGAGCACATACCCTTTCTTTTGACCAGGGAAAGTCCCATCGGCCAAAACAGAAGTAGAGTCGCCAGCCAAAGTAACACCACCAAAAATATGTGTCACGCCACCGACCATCGTCTGGGCAGCAGCGCTTGCAAGACACGCCTTCCATTCAATAAGCCCGGTTTCTTCTCCATCGTAGAGATAGGCCAAAACAGTCGGCCGGCCAGGACTCATAACATAGCAACAAATGTCGCCATTACCAGGACTAGCTGTAAGCACCGCCGCATTGGCGGAGGTAACGCTATCAATGGTATAAATGGCTTGCGTTGCACCAGCGGCACCAGCAGAGGTGGAAGAGGCTAAAATAACAACCTTATCGCCAGCAGCCGCACCGGTGAAAAGCCCCGTTTTTGTAACGGTTGCAGTGGAAACTACAGCAGTGCCATCAGTGCTCTCGCCGGTAATACCGGTGGTAGTTGTTTGAAGCGCCAAGGCAGCACCACGCCCGAGGCAAGTGCCAGCATCAGCTCTCCATCTTCCTGGAGAACCGGTACTACAAAGACAGCTAAGAACGGTGACATCAACCGTGGTATCGCTCGCCGCAGCGACATGACAAACACTGCCCGGTTCGTTAATAAGAACCATTGCGGTGCCTGTTGTGTCCAAAGTTATTGTGTCATCCAATACACCAGCGAAACGAAGGTTATTCGATGTGTCACAGGGTTCTACGTATTTATCACGACGGCCTTCAGCAGTGGCAGCGGTGCCGTAGTTTCGGTCATAACAAACGCCTTCGCCACGATAGTATGTGGTAGAAGCAGTGCCAGTAAACAAGACTTTCTTCTGATACTTAATGGCCTGCGAAATATGTTGTGCGGGTTTCATAAGCTATTTCCTTTCAAAAATTATTTATAAAATACTGCCTGACGACGAAGGTCATCACAAACAATATTCCAGACCATAGAAGTAATAACAGCGAAACAATGCGGCTGATCGGGCAGACGTTGAACTTTGATTTTCTTCATAAACCAGTTCTTCAAGAACTTGGCATAGAAATGGTTGAAGTCAAGCATGTAAACAACATCGTTGTATGAAGAATCATCAAACTTTGGCACGTACTGAATATGAGCGCCACGGAAGACCGGCTCTCTTGTACTCAGGTCAAAGCCGAGGCTATCGTTGTTGCTTTTCGTAACATTCTTTAGCCCAAACTTAGTTTCCCAATTGCAAAAGATTCCTTTAGAATAACCACTTCGTCCCATGCCCGGCTCTGGTGCAGGTGCGACCCACCTACATTGGTCAGAAGCCTGTTCCATTTGATAGATAAGCCCTGTGTTATCTTGGTCTAGGAAGTCGTCATAACAACCTGTAAAGTTTTTATGCCGAGGGTAGGTGTCGCTTGAGATCCCAGCCTTACCGGAGGAGAAGTCTGCATGGTTTCCACCATTGAAGCCGAGAGAAGCGTTTTGAGTTACCCAATACTCAACACCCCACGGTGTATCGTTATCATCAGATGTTGTAG